TTCGACATCGACAGTCGGTTTAACGGTCTCAACCGGTTTGGTCTCAGCCTCAGCCTTGACCGGGGCGACCTGTTCTTTCTTAGCACGACCAAGGAACGCAAAATCCTTGGATGCCTGATTTACCTCAGCATAAACTTTTGCGAGGGTCCTAAGACAAAGTTCTGGATTGGTCTTGAAGAAGTCATTTACTTCCTCACCAGTCCAACCCCTATGGATGGCCGCACGATAGTAGGCATCGGGCAACTGTTTTGCCCCGCCTTTATCTGCATCCTCTTCCTTGGCCTCTTCTTTCTTAACCGAATCGTCTGCCTGTTCGTCCGTTTTAACAGGGGTAGAGTCATCAACTTTAGTATCTTCAACCTTGGTTTCCTCTGCCTGTTTAACAGGGGTAGAGTCATCCTTCGGTTTATTATCAACCTCATCGGCCTCATCAGTCTCATCACCGGTGTTACCACTGGTCAACGCCTCAAGGCGGGTCTGTGTGTTAGTGATAAGAGTTTCCTCGGCCAGAATTTCGTCAGCCTTAGCTGCGATAACATCTTCTGGTGTTTCAATTTTTTCTACTGCTTCATGTAAATCCATTTTGTTCTCCTTTAGGTTGCCCGATGGATTTCGGGGGTATGCTAAATTTGACCTTGTTACTTTTTCTTCTTACCTGCGGCAGCCATCTGAGCGAACTTCGCCGCACCATATTTTTTTCTACCTACCATAGCCGCTACTGCGTCGGGATTTTTTGCACCGCCAGCCTTTGCAGCCTTGGATAATGCAGCAAACCTACCGCCTTCGCCGGGTTTACTGGTTTTCGCCACCTTCTCGTAGTTCTTACGAGCGGCACGTCTTTTATTTAGACTTGACATTTTTACTCCTTATCTTTTGCGGATGCTTATTAAACCCTGTTTTTCGCAAATAATTCTCATGGGAACGAAAACTATTAAACCGTAATCTACCGTCCGGCAAAACATCTACATCGGGAAACGTCTGTCTGTGTTCTTGAGTCTGATTCGGGTTTATAGCAAGTGATTCGGATACATGACAGTAATCACCCTCGGCCATACCCCACCCTACTTTACTGTTCATCCTTCCACCGCACACTTCGCACGTAGGGAAATGTTCCTGATATTCGTGTGTGACAAATACGGATTTACAGTCTCTACAGATAAACGTGTATTCGGCCATTGTTATTTTCCCTTTAATGCCCGTATCTGTTTGTCGGACAAACCCGCCCTTTTCAATCTTTTCTCGTCCTCAGTTAGAGGGGCCGGTTGATTGATACCCGGTATCGTTCCGCCCCTGCGTTTCATAGCCCTAACCTGAGTCGCAGAACCGGCCTTGGTGGCAGCCTCGCCCTCAAATGTAGCGGCGAGTCTTTTCTTGGTTTTATCAACCAATGTAACATCAGAACCTTGCTCTGCAATTTTCTGTGCCTCTTCGAGCGATTTACCACTGTTAAGTGCATCATCGAGAAGTTTGCGATATACCGAACTCATCTGTGCCATTTTATACCCCTTGCGTCGCAGCCTGTGAAGGTGCGGAACCCATTTGTGCGTTCTGATTAAACTCCTGATTCGGAGTCATTACGTTTCTTGTTATTGGAAAACTTCCATTTTGTGTAGTATTAGTCATACCCGATTGACCGGCTTTGCCTGCGTTTTGCGGACCCATAGACATGAACAATGCGAGTCTCTGTTGGAAGTTAGGGTCAACGAACCATTCATCAACATATTCACTTATATCGAGTTCCTTAGCCAGTTCGGTTATTGCCTTCTGCACATTGAATTGCAGACCCATCTGCATAGCTACCATAGCGGCGTTCATAAGGTTTGGTACTAAATTAACGGCGAACTCAATTATACGCTTGGACTTTATAGCCGGGTCCAACTGTGACATTGACCTCTGAACTATTCTAAACATGAAGTTCAGAAAATCACCAGTTCTCTGTTCCGGGGTCAGCCACAGCTGAATCTGTTTTCCGCCGGTCGTGCGTTTAGTAACCGGCATCTTTATCAATGGGTCTGTATGCAGATACCACGCTAACTTCATACTAACTTCGGCTGCTCTGTCATATAGGATACCACGTGAATCTTCTATGCCTATCGAAGCATTGCCTTGAAGTACCTGAGTGCGTGTAGCCGTCTCACCAGTTCCACCCTTTGTACCCGGCGTCATATTACCCGCTATTTGGTCTGGATTACCGGCTACATAATTATACCACACCTGTAACTGTTGAATCATCACTTCATTTTGTCTATTCTGACCACCGAATGATGCCACCTGAAAACCCTTGGGGTCAACAGAGGCCACAGATTCCCCGTCCTCTGCGTCGAGGACAGCCTGTGCCTCGTCTGCCTGACCGGGGTTGTATAACATAACGTCCCTCTGACGTTCACTCTGAGATATAACTTTATTGAACACCCTGTTTGCTGAACAATGAAGGTCGTACCATATACTCACAGGAGATACGGGTAGTGGGTTTCCCGGAACTGGCGGGGTGAAGGATAGGAACGTGTACGGTCCAGTGTCCGGTCCATAATAGTCAGAAATTTTCAGGAACTTATCCGCCGTTAGTTGCCTTGGGTCCGGCATCGTAACGAGGGCCTCGGCTTCTGGGACCCACAATTCGACCACATCTACGCAATCCTGCAATGTAATTATTTCGTCTGTGGACACACCTTTTTTAGATAGGTCCTCTACCCGTTTGTTAGACATGGGAGAAGACTTGGGAAGTCTTTTAACTAAATCATGGTCGTAACCATCGGTATCAAGTAATGTTTGTCTCGGAACCCGTATAACATCACCCAATAATGACGATTCATATAAACTGTTGCACAGAGGGTCAAAAACGAAATTATCCAAGTCAACCAGTGAAGCATAAACCTGTCCGGGGTCTATGCGGGTGTCCCCGAATTTGAGTGATACACCACTGGCGGCGAGTGAAGTTTTTATGATACCGAAACCGAATAGTGCGTCAACTACCCAACCCCTGAGTGTTTCCTTAAGTTTAATCTTCTTCTCAATCTGGTCTAATGACAAACCCAGCAATTCAGCATATTCTTTCTGCTCGGTGTATTCGGTTATGACTTCATTAACAGGACTATTCATAACCAGATTAGGAACCAGACTTCGTATAGTTGTAAATATCAAGTTAATCGGTTCTTCTCCGGTATCACCACGAATAGCGTCGTAATACTGACCTACAAACTGGCGTACAAACATGGCTCTTGCACGCCTGTACCTCGTCATACGTTCAAAACCACGAAGTACGACATTACCTATCGTTCTTGAAGTAATATCTTCCGGCATTAGTAACTCCCTGTCTTGGAGAAATCAAATGACCTTTTCCAAGTTTTAGTGTGTTTGTTTTTCAACTTTTGCTGCCGTCTATAGGCAAATGACCCTTCGGGTGGTTCGGCCCCTTTGTGTACAATCTTAGGTGTATCCTTATTATCGAGACTCAACGCATCAGCCATAACCCTATCACCGTGAATCTTCCTTGCATTTGGGTTCTCTTCCACAAAGGACGAGGGACCTATCCCGCCATCATCAAAATGTATGTATGATTTCATTTCGTTCAATGCTTCGATGGAATGGTTTATGTAACCACCGTGTGCGAGTTGTCTATCGTACTCTGACAATAATTCAAACTTCGCCTGCCTATCGTTGTGCCACCCGTACTGTTGGGTCTTCTTATCGACCGTAGTACCCAAGATGAATTTTCTGTGATAATACGGATACTTGAAAGTTTTTACCATTATTCTTCCAAAATCCCAACCGGGTCCGTTATTCTCCCAACGTAAGAACGGGAGACATCTCGGTTTCCTTCCGCCGACCCACAACGCCAGAGCAGCGGCCACCCGTGTCATCTCATAGGGTGGTACATTAGCGTCGGCCCACTCCGCAATCTTTTCACCCGTCTCAACACACTTTATCGACATAACCGAATTGGATGCCCCCTGACCTTTTCCTATGTCTATACCGATAATATAGGTCTTGGTCTGGTCGGGTCTCCCAAGTATCAGGTTAGTCCACACACGGAGCGGTCCGTTCGGAGACTTCAATATGGTCGTCTTCAGCAAGTCTCTTCTTTTTATAACAT